ATGGGCACGATCACATCACGCAAGCGCAAGGACAACTCGACGGCCTATACGGCGCAAATACGGATCAATCGGGACGGGAAGACAGTTTATCAGGAAAGCCAGACCTTCGACCGCAAGCAGGTTGCCCAGGCCTGGATCAAACGCCGCGAGACGGAGCTGGCGGAGCCTGGGGGCATCGAGCGCGCGAACCGCAAGGGTGTGACGATCAAAAAGATGATCGAACAGTACCTGGAGGAATACGAAAAGATCCGGCCGCTGGGCAAGACCAAAAACGCCACGCTGAAAGCGATCAAGGACACCTGGCTGGGCGAGCTCGACGACTCGGCGCTGAACAGTCAGAAGCTGGTGGAGTTCGCGCAATGGCGGATGAGTGAGGAGGGCGGCGGCGTCCAGGCACAGACGGTCGGCAACGACCTTTCGCACTTGGGGGCGGTGCTGTCCGTGGCGCGGCCAGCCTGGGGCTATGAGGTCGATCCGCTGGCAATGCCGGATGCCCGTAAGGTGTTGCGCAAACTCGGCATGGTGAGCAAGAGCAAGGAGCGCAACCGGCGGCCGACGCTGGAAGAGCTGGACAAGCTGATGAAGCATTTCTTCGAGATGCAGACGCGGCGCAAAGCCCAGATCGACATGCCGAAGATCATCGCCTTTGCGATCTTCTCGACGCGCCGGCAGGAAGAGATCACGCGGATCCGCTGGGATGATCTCGACGAAAACCGGCAGGCCGTCCTGGTGCGCGACATGAAGAACCCCGGGCAGAAGATCGGCAATGACGTGTGGTGTCATCTACCGGATGAGGCTTGGGCGATCCTGCACAGCATGCCCAGGACTGAGCGGGAGATCTTTCCCTATAACGCCAAATCAGTATCGGCCTCATTCACGCGGGCGTGCCCGCTGCTGGGAATTGAAGACCTGCATTTCCATGACCTGCGGCATGAAGGCGTGAGCCGGCTGTTTGAGATGGACTGGGACATCCCTAGGGTATCGAGTGTATCCGGGCACAGGGATTGGAACTCACTTCGGCGATATACCCATCTGCGAGGAAAGGGAGATCGATATACTGGGTGGTGCCACATGGAAAAAATATTGAGTTGATACTTTATTGTTCGTGAAGGGAGATTGTAGTGAGGAAGGCTCTTTCTAAAAAAGAAAAAGGATTAGTTGCGAGATTGAGATTGTTGGGGGTGGCCGGTCTAGGCCTCCTAGTGACAACTGGCGGCGTCGGCTTTCTTGTTGCAAGCATTTATGGATACTTTGTAAAAGATGTCACGTTGGATTTTATAAGGCCGTATGGGCGGTATTATATATTTCAGTTGAATAACGAGACCCCAGTTGATCAGGTTGTAAAGTCTTTTTCTGTGATGCCGCCTGGCCCTCAGTCTTTTATCTTTAAAACTACAAAGGATGTGTACGGTGATCTTGATGATAACGGAAGTGCAACGCTTCCTGGTGGTAATATAAGCTCGATTCCCGCTGTTGAGTTTCATGAGCTAGATGGAAAAGATTTGCCTGCGCACAATGTGCATAAATTTAGAATGCCGCCGTTGAGTAGTAGGGATTACATGCAGCCTGTAGCCGCAATATTCGAGGTGCAATATGATGTGATTCCTACTAATAGGCTATTAGCCCTGGTGGATGTGGCGTTGCGGGCTGTTGGTTTGCGTAACGAGAAGACGAAAATCAGGTATCTCGTTGTTGATAACTATTGGTACGAAACCCGGTCGGAATCTCTAAAAGAGGCCATTCGGATAGCTTGTCGCGATGATGATTCACTTCGATCAAGTCTTTGTGACTCGAACAAATCCTGATAGGAAGAAAGGGGGCTGTGCCCCCTTTTTTCACGCTGCCCTTCCCATTAATCTGTTTTGTTCTGTTTTTGCTTTTTCACGTTGTCTGTCAATGTAGTCAGCTAAATCTTTCAGGTGGATGCCGAGAGCGGCTTTTTGGGTGTTAGCTCCCATGCGGACGACTGGGATGTCGATTTCTCCATCTAACTGCTTGCGTTTGAATTTTTCAACAGTCAGGTGCATGTAATCTTTACATACTCGATCGAGCGGGATGACTGCTTGCCCCTCATATTGAGCCATTAATAAGAAGAGAGTATTCATGCAGTCTCCAGCATTTCACTTTCGTTTGGATTGTTCGGAGTTGAGCTGAAAAAGGTCATTCTTCTGGCCCCTCCAAGTACTCCACGCACGACTCCCAGGCTTCGTCGCGACCTCCCTGCTTATACCCCAAGACAGGCTGCGCGGGCGGGCTATTCTGAGCGATTAGCGCTGCATTGGGTGTGGCTGCCCCGCGCAGCTTTTCGTGGGGGGTAAGCACTTCGGTGATGCTGCTGGAAGGAGCAATAATGCCTGCTGCTGCGCAGCAGAGGCTGTTTGTTTCTGGTGTGTCGACCCGGACTTCCTTGCAGAGCAAAGCGGTCATGGATTGTATGTTGTTCTGATCCTTTTGCACGCCGCTTTCCTCCGAGGTTCGATAGCGAGTTGGTACATCAACCGATGATTGAGCGTGAGCCGGGCTGGGGTGAATGCTGGAGTCGGTGAGGATCCTGTTCATGCTGCGTTCTCCTGCTTTGACGGTTCCAGCAGAGCGGCGAGGGTGAGCGCCTGGTCGCGCAAGGCGCAGGTTTCGCGTTCCAGTTTTTTGCCGGTGCGGAAGGCGGCGAAGGTCTCGGTGGCGATCCGGAGCTTTTCGGCGATGTCGAGCAGTGTTTGGCGTTCTGGCTCACCCATACGCTGAGCCTTCTCCTGTCGCGTGCAGAGCTGTGCCAGGCCCCGGTGGTCGGCCTGGATGAAATCGCGGGACGCCCGCAGTTCGCGACTGGTCTTGGCGCTTTCGGCGCGTTGGATCTCGTCGCCTTTCTTCATGCCAGCGGACTTTCCGTCGCTGTGGCCCATCTTGTAGCCGGCCCAGATAAGTAGTCCGGCGAAGGCGATCAGGGCGATGAGTGCGCAGATCTGAATTGCGGTCATGTGGTGTGCTCCTGGTGATGTCGTTGGCAGGTGGTGGCAGCCGTAAGGTTTGTGGGGGCTACTCGGGAGATTCGTCCTGCTGTCGCTGCATGTCTTCGTCGGCCTTGTAGGCACGGATATCGATTAGTGACGCGACGTGTCGGATGTGTGCGTACTTCGGTGCCTTGCGGCTTGTATCCAGCGTGGTGATGGGGAGCTGGATGCGGCCGCTGCTGATCTCGGCCACGAACGATTGCTCGTTGAGGTTGCGGAAGTACTGCTCACGCACTTTGTCCAGCGGGATCAGGACGTCGCCGAAGATGCGGTAAAGCAGCTCGACGGTGGCTGACTCCGGCGCTGGATGCAGGCGGAGCGGGTTCTGTGCTGTGTTACTCATGGCTTTGTTGGGCCTCCTTGCGTTGTGTTCTTGCCGGGTGGTTCCAGGCGTTCAGGCAGTGGCGTTTGGTCAGCTCGCGCAGATGTTCGGGCACTTCGAGGAGCGCGGCATTGCGCTCCTCTCGTGTCCGCATAGCGATGATCTGGCGGGCGTATTCCCTAGGCCACGTCACGGTTGTCTGTCGGGATGGCAGGAAGGTCGATGCCCAACTGGTCGGCCAGCCAGCGGATGCCGGCTTGTCTGACCTTGGTCGACTGGGTGTACTGCAGGCCGTACTTCTCGTGAAACCACTGGCCGTCCTTGATCCGCAGGTACTCGCGGTCACGGGTGGGGTAGGCCGGCAATCGACGTTCATTGAGCAGACCTTTTTCCTGCATGAGAGCAATCAGCTGGGTCCGGGTCAGGCCGAGCTGGGTCGCGGCTTGAGCGAGGTTACGTTCCATGGCGTCCTCCTCATGCCGCGTGCGCGGCAGGAGTTGCCGCTGCAGCGAGGCAGTTGATGGACTCGTTGACCTTGCCGTAGATCTCGGCATCGGAGCCGTACACCGTGAAGCATCGGGTGTGTGGGCTTTCGTTGCCGATGCTCAAGATGGCGGTGACACCCGAACGCGTGTGCGTGCGGTGCAGCGCAACGTGTAGGGTGAGGTCGAAGCCCATATCGAGGCGCAGCACGCCGCCAGTGCGAACCAGCTCGAACACGCGCTGCTTATCCTGAACTTCAAAGCGACCGTATTCACGACTGGCGTGCGGGCGGTGCACCAGACCGCTGGTGTTGCTCGTGTCGAATGGGCCGTTGGCAATCTCTTCAATGAAGTCGGCCAGCTTGAGGTGCATTTTCTTTTCGTTCTGCAGGGTGAGCGTGTGGCGCTCGCTGTCCAACTCGACGACGAAAACGCTTTCCTCTGTGCCGCGCTCTACCTTGAGGCGGAACGCCAAGCACTCACGCTTGGGCGCAGTCCGGAGGACGTGGTTGAAGGTCTCGGTTAGATTGACCTGAGCTCTGAGCAACTGCAGGGTGCGGTTGTCGATTTTGAATCTGATCATGCTGCATGCCCTCCGCCGTTCGGGTCGAATGGCGCGGGAGCGGTGGGGGCTTTCTGCTTCGGTTTGGTGGTGACAAACAAGCAGCCGTATTCGCGAGCCAAACGGCGGATCCCAAAGATTCGGAAGGGGTCAGCAGCGGCTGGGTGGACGTGCAAGGTGGCGGTGGTGTGCATGGGTATTGCCTCGCTCTGTGGTGAAGAGAGGCGTAAAAAATAACCTCAAAGGTTAACTTGCGCAAGAAAAATAACCTCAAAGGTTTTTTGTCTGCTGGTCAAAAAGCCAAGGGTTTTACTTGGCACTTTGCTACTACCCAGCTACATTGAAAAATATTTACTTGAATTGTTAGAGGGATCTATGGCGCTGAGAAGGAAAATTTTACCGTCCGGTATACCGAAAAAAAGTTATGCGGTAATTAGGCTTGAGCGTGTGGCCTTCTATGGTTTTCAATCTCCAAACAGAAGAGCTGAGGTGTATTTTTCGCGTGATGCAGCATCCGTTATCTATGGAGATAATGGCTGTGGGAAGACAACCTTCTTGAAGTTGATTCATGCTGTTCTAAACAAAGATTCAAATATACTAAAAAAAGAAGGTGTTAAAAGGGCCGAGATTGATTATCGCGTAGATGATGGTGGTATTCAGTCGGTATCTGTGCAACCTTTTCCTGACGGCTATCAAGTGGCGATGGAAAGCGTGGATGCTTCATCGTTGAACTTAGATGGAATGTATGATTGGCGAGAGATTGAGGGGTCAGAGCTTTCATATTCCAGTTCGTTGTCCATGGGGGTTGAACGTGGTACTACCACATTGCCGGCACGCTTAGAAGTAGAGGATATACTTCGATATATAGGAGCGGCAGGTTTTCGAGACATACCTCGAAGCCGGGCCGTAGAGTTTTCGGAAGGTTTAGTCGTCCATCTTCGAAATTTTCAAGCAGTAAGGTCAAGAGGTAATCGAGAGGGCTTTGATCCTGAGGATGCTCATCCTTATCTTCATAATATAAAAATAAGTAATATTGAAAGCCTGCTATTGGAGCGTTATAGAGTCGCTAAAAATATTGCTACAGGTAAAATCCAAAATGCTCTTTTCGATACCTTAGCAGTTGCTATTGAACAAAGTGAGCTTGGCGCGCCGGAATTAAAGAAGATGCCAAATGATTTTGGCGGCTTGATTTTGCGAAGTAAAGAACGAATTATTGAAGCTCTTAAGGACGGCTCCGAGAATAAGTTTAAAAATCGTGTCATAAGTTTTTTGAATGGTTTTACTTCTCCTGATGAAGTTGTCAAGTTGATGGAGAATCAGATTTTATGTCAGCTTATAATAAACATGACTACTGAGCTTCAGATTGAGAGGCAATTGCTAAGTGCTATCAATATTTTCGTGGATACTTTTAATAGTTTCTTGGTTGAGGGTAAGGAGCTAGTCGTAACAAAAGATGAGCTCTATATCGTAATTGATGGGGATGAGCACCATTCGATTGACGTTCTTTCGAGCGGTGAACGTCATATATTTACTTTCCTAGCGCTGATAGTGGTTGCAGGTCGTTCTCGTGACTTCATTTTCATAGATGAACCGGAGATTTCGTTAAATATGCTTTGGCAGCGTACGTTACTCGAACTGCTCAAGAAAATTGCTCCAGACACCCAAATTATTGTCGCCTCGCATAGCCCTGCTATTGCTCAAGAGAATCCGTGGTGTCTCGTTGAACTTAAGCCTGAGAAAGTGAATTAAGGATGATAAGCATGACTTCTGTGCTGCCTGAAAGCCTATCTTATAAAGCTGTAGAGTTACTTAATTTAGCTATTATGACAAAGGTTCCGGTATTAATTGTTGAAGGTAGAGATGATATTGCTATTTATCAACGATTAGCTGAAAGTGTTGGTAGAAGATGTAGTGTGTTTGCTAGTGAGAATTTAGTGGCTTCACCTGGATGTGTCGGGGTAATTAGAAATATTTCTGAAATTAGAGAGCGTAGTGGAATGATGGATATTACGCCCTATGTGTTAGGGATAATTGATCGCGATGCTCGTTATTATCGTAAAGAGATTTTTGAGGATGATGCCTTATTGATATTGCATTATTACTCAATTGAAAGCCATTTTGTTAGCAAGGAGGCTGTACGCTATATAGCTGAGAAAACTACAAGGATTACTGGTGAGCTTCTGTCTGAAGAAAGCTGCGAGTTAATATTCAATGAAATAAAGAGTGATTTGGATGTTCTATATTTGTGCTCCTTGGAGGCGTTAAAGAATGCCTGCGATCGGAACTATGATGCTGAGCTAGGTTACAGTGAAAAAATCAGGTCGATTATTAAGCAAGGAAAACCTGATAGATTGATTGCAAAAGAGCAAGAGCTTGCTGCTTTTGCAGATAGCATAGGGGTCGACAAAAGCTGGGAATCTATCTTGACTATATGTAAGGGGAAGTGGGTGTTTCAGGTTTTTATTGATACCTTGATATCAAAGTTGGCATCGTTGCCTGAGATGTGTAAAACAAACGCAGTTGCAAAGTGTCAGTATTGCGTTCGAGAAGTGTATCAAAACTGTATGTATGCATTAACTGCAAATTTTTCGAGTTCGCATATGGAACAAATATTGTTGCAGGATGTGCAGCAGCCAAGTTTGTCTTACATTAAAAACAGATTTCAGTCTATGGTGCATAGATAAACTGTAAGGGTGGTTTCATTAATTGGGAGATTTACGAACCGTTTATAAGTCAGAGATTTTCCACCTGGCTCTGCCGCATATCGACCATTCCTCATTCATTTTAATTATACGCTCTGGCCAATCAGGATTGAGCGCATACAAGTAGCGCTCAATACCTTCTTGTTTAAGTTGTTTAAGCGTTGCAGCTTCGTCTCTGGTTCTTTTTGCTGCTACAAAATGCCCAGGGAGCGCTTCAAGAGACGGGTCGATTACGATCTTGTCACCTTCTAGAAATTTCGGCTCCATGCTGATTCCCTCTACTCGAAGGATAAAAGCACGTGGTCCCACTGGACCGGGAGCGTCAATCCATTCTTCAGCATCTCGCGGGTCGAAGCTACCGTGAGACTCGCACCAAGCCCCAGCAGCAATTGATCCGATCACGGGTAATTTACGCCCTGTATGGCTTATTACCGTCGCATTGTTGAACTCGCCCAACCCATACGGCATATCGAGATAACCGCTATGCAGGCCCAGCGCCTTCTCAATCTCGCGAGCTATCTGATCTCCGATACCTTTAGTGGGGTTCTTCCCCCCGAACGCGCTGACCTGTGCGGGGGCTTTACCCAGCAGATCGGCAACGTCTGTCAGGCGGAGCTTCCTCTCGCCCAGGACTCTTCGGAAATTTTGTAGGCGGGTATCTGAAATTTTCATGCACCAATTCTGTCTGTATTAACCTTTTAGGTGAATGTCCTTATAGGTATTGTAAAAAATAACCTATATGGTTAAATTGGGTCTCAGGAGGTGTATCACATGAAGCTGCGCGATTACATAAACCGTTTGGATTCCGAAGCCTTAACGGCATATGCCGGGCGTTGCCGGATAGCTGTCAGCTACCTGCGGCTCCACGTCAAATATGCGAGCAAAGACCCTAGTGTCTCCTTGATCAAGTCGTTGGCCCGTCAAAGCGAAGGCTGTGTTTCCTTGGCTGAGGTGCTGGAGCATTTTGGTATCACCGAGACAAATCCAGGACACAAAGCGGCATAGCTAGAAAAAAGGCGACCCAAAGGCCGCCCAGTTCCTCCCGGCACGCACCACCACAGCGCTGTCGGGTCGCGATAAAGATAGGCGGGCACACCACATGCTAACCACCTCTCTTTATCGCGCTTTCCAAGGCACGGATGCCTTGGTGTTGCTGCCTTTTCCACCACAGATTGGGCAGCTGTTGCGCCAGAGGTGAACGACGGATCGTTCGTCTCGGCACGGTGCCGGTATCGATCCTGAAGATCTAGCCGGCGTTTGGGCCCTTTCAAGCCACGCGGCAAATGTATCACCACTGCATGTCGCGCGGCACTGGCAACCTGTAAGGATTAATGCCATGAGCCGAATCGCTCTGAGTTCTGTAGAACGGGCGCAGCGGGAGATCCTGCCGCTCGATCTAGCGCTTTACCATGCTGCTCGGGACTATCCCGGCGGCGCCGCTGCAATTGCCGCCACCACCGGCAGAAACGCCACCACGCTGCAGCACAAGCTATCTCCAACGCACCCCAGCCATACGGTCAATATTCAGGAATTTGGCGAGATCCTCGAGCTGACCAAGGACCGCCGCATTCTGGATGCGGTACACGCGTTGGTGGGGGATACGACCTGGCAGGAATTAGCCGAGGCGTACACCAACGACATGCCTGAAACCTTGACCACCGGCATTGCTGAGTATTTTCGGCAAGTAGCTGACTTGGCTGAGACATGGGCCAAAAGCATCGGTGACGGCGTGGTCAGTGACCATGAGTTGGCGGCGATCCGCCTGCAGGTGTTTCGCGGTATTCAAGGGCTGCTGGGGATGTTCAACCGCGCCACTTACGTCAATCACACAACGCGGGGTATCGACCGTGGTTGATATCGTCGACTTTGCCAATGACTTGGTGCAGGAGCGTCTTGATCAAGCCCTGGCTGCCCGTCGTAACGCCGCTAAGCCCGCTTTGGCGCTGCATTCATTTCTGTTCTGCGAGAGTTGTGACGATCCGATTCCAGAGTCTCGTCGGTTAGCTCAAGCGGGTTGCACTCAGTGCGTGAGCTGCCAGTCCATCGAAGAATCGCGGGAGGCCCGGCATGCTCGATGAGGTATTGGGTCAATTCGTAGACTTTGGTCTTGAGCCGAAACTACCGCTGACTTTTGGCAAGCTGACGCGGTGCAAAACAGCGCAGGACAGGGGGGCGGAAAAGAACGGTTGGTACGTTGTCCACGAACACCACACAGAGAAAAACGAAACGCTGATCTTCGGCAGTTTCGGTGACTGGCGTTCGGGTGAGTCGCAGAAGGTGAAGGTAAAGCCGGGACGAATGTCGCCGGAAGAACGTGAGGTCATGCGTGCTCGGCAAGAGGAGGCCAAGCGTCGCGCCGCAGAGGTTAAGGCTAATGCCGCACGTCGAGCCGCGAACCGAGCGGCGGGCATGTTCAAGCGCATGCCGGAAAAGGGCCGAAGCGACTATCTGGACCGAAAGCAGATCGTCGGTTTCGGCGTCCGATACGCACCGCGCTCCGGCGCGTTTTTGGTGCCTATGTGCAACGTGCGGGATGAGATCGTCGGCCTGCAAGTTGTATTTCCCACCAAACAGGAAGACACCGGCCGGGACAAATCCTATTGGCCCTACGGGATGTCCAAGGAGGGCGCCTTTCACTTGATCGGGCCGCACCCTGATCCAGGTGAGCCAGTGCTGGTGTGCGAGGGCTATGCCACCGGCGCCAGCCTGCACATGGCGACCTCGCTAACGGTGGCTATCGCCTTCGATGCGGGCAATCTATTGGTGGTCTGCAAGGCCATGCGCGAACGCTTCCCGGGTTGCCCTTTGATTGTCTGTCGTGACGATGACTGGAAGACCAAGCGCCCGAACGGTGAGCCTTGGAACCCCGGTGAAGAAAAGGCGAACAACGCCGCTTTGGTCGTTGGAGGTCAGGTGGTCGCGCCGATCTTTTCCGGCGAACGGGAAGACAAGTGGACCGACTTCAATGATCTGCATGTCGCCGAAGGTTTGGACGCGGTGCGCCGCCAGGTGCTGGCGGTGGTCAGGCCGCCGGCAGCGGGCGGTTGGAAGGATCTGCTGGCCCGCAGTGAAAGCGGTGCGTTGATTGCGCACATGCAGAACGTCGAGCTGATTCTGGCCAATGACGAGCGATGGGCCGGAGTGATCAGCTACAGCGCTTTCAGCTCGAAGATCGTGAAGTTACGGGCTGCACCTTATGGTGGCGGCACGGGAGACTGGGCCGATATCGACGATATGCGTGTCATGAAGTGGCTCGCGCAGCAGTACAACCTGCGGGTTAAGGCGTCTCATGTGATCGAGGCTGTGAGTGTGGTTGCCCATGACCATGCCTTTCACCCGGTGCGACAGTACTTGCAAAAGCTGGAGTGGGATCGTGCACCGCGCCTTGAAAGCTGGCTCACGGATGTCATGGGTGTGAAGGAAAGCGAATACTCGTCGAAAGTCGGCAAGCGTTGGATGCTCTCGGCCGTGGCGCGGGTGATGAAACCTGGCTGCAAGGCCGACTCGGTGATGATCCTCGAAGGCGCGCAGGGCGCCGGTAAGTCGACGGCAATGAACATCCTCGGCGGCGAATGGTTTATGGATACGCCTTTCGCCCTGGGTGACAAGGACGGGTTTCAGGCGATCCGGGGTAAGTGGATCGTTGAGCTGGGCGAGCTGGACAGTTTCAACAAGGCCGAAAGCACCAAGGCCAAGCAGTTCTTTTCGGCATCGACCGACACCTACCGCGAGAGTTACGGCCGCAGAACCATGGATGTGCCACGCCAGTGTGTGTTCGTTGGCACGACCAACCAGGACGAATACCTGAAGGATGCGACCGGTAACCGTCGTTATTGGCCGGTGGCCTGTACCAAGGTGGATCTGGAGCTGCTGCGCACGATCCGCGACCAGCTGTGGGCCGAGGCAATGTTCTGCTACGAGGCGGGTGACCTTTGGTGGGTGACGCTGGACGAGGCGGCGATGTTCGGCGAGGAGCAGGACGAGCGCTTTGTGGTGGACGAGTGGGAAGGGCCAATTCTGACCTGGCTTGAAGAGTCGCAGATCGGCGAAACCACCACCGGCAGCGAAGTGCTGGCCAACGCGCTGAAGCTGGACTACGGGCACTGGAGCAAGCCTGAGCAGATACGGGTGGGGGCGATCATGCACCGGCTGGGTTGGCGGCGTGTGCGTCTGCCGGCATTGGCGAAAAGCGGTCAGCGTCCTTGGGCGTACAAGAAGCCGACAGGGTGGGGCGGCGCCTCGGCATTGCAGCGGGAAGCGTTCGAGGAGCCTTGCTTTGATTAAGCGAATCGACGAAATGCTCAAGCTGTGGGCAGAGGATCTGCACAGCCCGCACGACAGTGGGGCGGAGTTGGGCGGCGGCAACATGATCGCCATGCTGATCGAGTGCAAGGGCGAGTTGATCCGTGGTACGCGGGGCAGTCGGGTGCTGTTGGACGAATCGGCGGATATCGAGCTGATCGTAAACAAGCATCTGCCGCCGCAGCTGTCGGTGGTTGTGCGCGAGCACTACTGCAATCACGACAGCTTCCTGACGCAGAAGATCATCTATTGCGGCTGCTCCCGCAAAACCTACTACGAGCGCTTGCACGAGGCTCACGAATACATCGCCGGCATGCTGATGGGGAAGGCTGCGTGACCCCAGGTTTGGCTCTGGCTATTGCTGTCCCATTGGCCCACCTTGTCCCATTGCGTTTCGACGTAATGGGACAAGCGCGGGCCTTGTATTTGTTGGGTTGTCCCATTGTCCCAGCTCAAAACGCCTCCCGCCCGTGTGAGCGAAGCGCAGAGCTGTACGCGCTATCGCGCGCACGCGTGTTTTTCGATTTTCTTCTTTACACGAGAAAAGAGAATACAGATGGGACAATGGGGCGAGGCTCCGAATTTAGGCGCTCTCAGGCGTCCCATAGAGATTTCGAAGCATGGGACATATGGGACAACGCTAAAACAACAGAATGCCGTGGTGGGATATTCACCGACATTCGCTAGGCGTTCACCCGGTGTTACCCACTTATTCACCGGGTGGCATTAAAGTGGGGTTGCTGCCAGGAAATTCGACCTGTAAAAAGTAGTCATCTTCGATAGGTGCGACCGCAGAGAGCGGCAGGCACCACACCACCAAACCCGGCCATTGCGCCGGGTTTTTGCGTTTCTTGGAATCAAGAAGGGGATTACGTATGGAAGTGCGTGTAGTCGATGGTGATGGAGCACTGATATGGGCGAGAAGTGCGGTAGGAGGTTTTACATCTCCCTCGTACGCAAAGGATTCCACGCTGATGCTGATTCGAGATGCGCTCGAATCAGCGTTGTATCAGTGTCGTGGTGAGTTAGCTGTTTCTGATGATGTTGATCGAATGGCGGATGTTTGCACTTCCACCCCCTAGATCAATCGTTATGTTCCAGTAACCGGAGTGAGGTGCGGCAATACGCGCTGGCAACATTTTGTAGAACCCACCCAGGTATTGATGAGCACCACCCCTTTTGAAGCTTGCGAAATTGGTATCGGTTGTTAAGCGCACATTGCACTGGTGAGAGCACTGCACAACAACGATATCGCCTTCCTCCAAGTATTCCCGTGAGTGCAAAAAGTTCATGTGGCCTCCTAGCCCTTTCAATAGGCGATTTGACGTTAGCAGGAAATTCTAGAATGGCCATCACAGTGATGGCCTCTCTGTCGGAGCGAGAAATGACAAACGAGCAACAAGCGCTGGCAGAGATGCCGATCTGGTTAGTGATCGTCCTGGCCCTGGTCGGCGGTGTCTCGGGGGAGATGTGGCGAGCCGATAAGGACGGGGCGCGGGGCTGGGCGTTGTTACGCCGCCTCGCGTTGCGGTCCGGTGCCTGTATCGCCTGCGGTGTGACAGCGATGATGCTGATGATCGCCGCTGGCATGTCGATCTGGACGGCGGGCGCTTTGGGTTGCCTGACCGCGATGGCTGGCGCCGATGTCGCCATCGGCCTTTACGAACGCTGGGTCGCCAAGCGGTTGGGCGTTTCCGAGTCGGCTTCGACCGACCACACCTAGGCGGCGCCCCGGCCGGGGGCCGATTTTTCTGGGTCCTCCCCGAGGGCCGTCCCCTACACGGGTCATCGAACTCGCGGATTCTCTGCAGCTGAGAATCTTGCAGGGATGTCCGTCTTTTCAAAGGGTTAGACATGGGCAAGACAGTCAGCAAGGCCGACTTGAGTGAGATTGTTGGCCGCGACGAACGCACCCTGACCCGTTGGCAGAACGACGGCATGCCCGTAATCGAGTTTGGCCTGGGGCGGGGCAACGAAAACCAGTACGACACCGAAGCGGTCATCCAGTGGCTGATGCATCAGGCCTCGCTCAACGGCAAGAAAGAATCCTCCCGCGACCGGCTCGACCGGGTCAGGGCCAATCGCGAAGAGCTGGCACTGGCCAAGGACCTGGGAGAGGTGGTGATCGCGGCAGACCTGGTCGAACGTTTCGAAGCCATGATCACCTCGGCCAAAGTCGAGTTGCTCAACACCTTTCCAGATGCGCTGGCGGCGGAGCTGTCTGCGCGCTACGGCGTCGAGGTGGACGACCTACTGATTAGAGATCCCATTGAATCCATCCTGAGGAGGCTGTCTGACTATGACAAGGATGATACCCAGTCAGCTGGAGATTCTGACGAACCGGACCATCCGGAGGGCTTTGAAGAAGACCGCGAGTAACGCGCTGCGCGGCGCCTGCAGGAGGTGGGCACCACCGCCACGCATGAGCATCATCGAGTGGGCGGACAAATACCGCTGGCTCGCACCGGAGGAGGCGGCCCGTCCTGGTAAGTATCGGTTTGACGTGACGCCACACCTCATTTGGCCCGGCGGTCCACTGGAAGCGTTGGACGATCCAAAAGTCAGCGAGATCGTTGGGCGTAAATCGGCACAGGTTGCTTGGACTTCTGGCGTTCTGGGAAATGCCCTGGGCAAATGGATCGACATCGACCCGTCACCCATCCTGGTGCTGTTTCCCAAGGCCGAAGCCGCCAAGCAGTACGTCGGTGAAAAGCTCGAACCGATGATCGAGGCCACGCCTCGGCTGCGCAAGAAAGTCGACCTGCGCAGCCGTAAGCTGCAACAGCGTCAGGACTTCAAGCGTTTTCCCGGGGGCTTCCTGAAAATGGTCGGCTCCAATAGCCCGGCCAGCGTGAAATCCACGCCAGTGCCACGGGTAGCCATCGAAGAGCCCGACGACTGCAACCTCAACCTGCGCGGGCAGGGCGACAGCATCAAGCTGGCCAAGGAGCGTCTGAAAACCTTTCGCCGCTCCAAGATCATCATCGGCGGCACGCCGACCATCAAAGGCCTGTCGGCTATCGATGCGGAGCTGGAACTGTCGGACAAGCGCGTGGGCCTGGTGCCGTGTCACGAATGTGGCCAGGAACACGCGCTGAGTTTCGACAATCTGCACTGCGATGAAGACCCGCAGTACCTGCACGAGGTGTACGGCAAGAAGCGGCCGGAGAGGACGTTCTACTCGTGCCCGCATTGCGGTGCGATCTGGGACGACAACCAGAAAAACGCCAACCTCAAGCACGGGCGCTGGTCGGCCACGTCGGAGTTTCGCGGGATCGCCGGCTACATCCTCAACGAGCTGTACGCGACATTTTGGGGATCGCGCTTCCAGGTACTGATGGAGAAAAAGCTCCAGGCCGAACATGCGGCGGCGCAGGGCAACATCGGGCCGATGATCGCCTTCGTGAACAGCTCCAAAGGCGAGAGCTACGAATACCAGAGCGATGCGCCGAAGACCGACGAGCTGGAGAAACGCGCCGAACCTTATGGCGAACTGACGGCGCCCAAAGGGGTGCTGCTGATCACCGTCGGCGTGGACGTGCAAGGTGACCGCCTCGCACTGGTCATCACCGGCTGGGGCCGAGGCGAAGAATCCTGGCGATTGTATTGGGGCGAACTGCACGGCAATCCCATCGACCCGCATGATGCTGTCTGGCAGGAACTGGATCGGGTCATTTCCCGGCCAATTCCCACAGGCGGTGGTGCGCAGCTGGCGGTGTCGGCGGTCAGCATCGACAGCTCGGACGGCAATACCAGCGATGCGGTGTACACCTACGTGCGCGACCGTCAGCGCTACAACGTGATGGCGATCAAGGGCGCGTCCATCGACAGCCGTGACAAGGAGATCTTCACCAAGCCGCCGCAGTCGGTGGACACCTCACAAGACAACACCAAGGCCGCGAAATACGGCCTGCGGGTGCACATCGTTGGCACGCACAAAGCCAAGACGTTGATCGATGGCCGTCTACGGCTGAAGGGTGTCGGGCCGGGGCGCATGCACTGGTACAGCGAGATCCGCTCGGACTATTACGAGCAGCTCACCAACGAAGTGCTGGCGCCGCATCCGCGCAACCCCAGCAAGATGGTCTGGCAGAAAAAGGCCGGTCGCCGTAACGAGGCGCTGGACTGTGAGGTGTACGCCTTGCACGCCGCACGCAGCTTGAAAACCCACCTGCTGCGCGATCACGAGTGGGATCAGTTGGAGCAGCAGCTGCTGCAGCCAACCCTGTTCAACACCGAACAACCAGTTGCACCGGTACCGCGTCGAGCAGTCGCTCGAGGGCGAGGCACCCGCAGTCGTGCGGGCTACTAAGGGATAAATCATGACAGACGCACAACAGCGCCTAGCGGAAGTTCGGGCGGCGATTTCTGACGTCCTGAAAAAAGGGCAGCGCCTGCGTCGTGCGGATCGCGAGCTGTACCGCGCCGAGCTGAACAGCCTGCGCTTGCTGGAGCAGCAGTACGCCAAGGAGGTCACCCTGGAACAGGCCCAACAACAGGGCCGAGGCCGCAACCGCATCTCTTACATGGCGATCTGACTATGGGTTTCTTTCGAAAGGATCCGGCCGAGCTGCTGATGCGCGAGGCTATCAAGCTCGCCAAGTCGGCGTCCGGCGCACGGCCCATCGTTGCCCAGGGCGGCGGGGGCGGCACCGAGACCCGCTGGCGGGGCGCCTCGCGTGTACTGCGCAGCATGGCCAGCTGGATTCCCGGGCTGGGCAGTCCGCGCCGCGACCTCGACCATAGCGAGCGGCGCATGCTGGTCGCCCGTTCGCGGGATGCCATGCGCAACCACCTGATCGCCCGGGCGGCCATTACCCGCCTGCGCACCAACGTGGTGGGCACCGGGCTGGTCTGCCGATCGCAGATCGATCACACCGCGTTGGGGTTGAGCGAAGAGCAAGCGGAAGAACTCAACACCCAGCTTGACCGGTTGTGGTCGCTGTATGCCGACGATCCGCGCGAATGCGATGCCGAGGCAACTTTGAACCATTACCAGCTGCAGGCGCTGGTGATGATCTCGTCGATGGTTTGTGGCGACGTGTTGATTGCCAGTCCCGACGATGAGCGTCCGGGCTGCGTGTTCAGCACGCGTCTGCAATTGATCGAGTCGGATCGGGTGTGCAACCCGGCCGGGCAATTGGACAGCGCGAACCTGGTGGACGGCGTCGAGTTCGACCAGCTCGGGGCGCCACTGGCGTACCACGTCTGCAACGGCTACCCGAACGAGTACACGGCGGGGCAGGCGCTTCGCTGGGAGCGGCTGCCGGCCTTTGGTGAGGCCACCGGCCGACGCCGGGTCATGCATGTCATGGCCGACAAGGAGCGACCGGGCCAGAAGCGCGGTGCGCCGTACTTGGCGCCGGTGCTGGAGCCGTTGCAAAAGCTGGAGCGCTACAGCAGCGCCGAGCTGATGGCGGCGGTGATCTCGGCGATGTTCACCGTGTTCATCAAGAAGAACAACGACTTCCAGGTTTCGAACCTGCCGCTGTCGGCGCTGGCCAACGAAGGCAATGGTGTCGGCGGCGATAGCACCGCCGACGGCGAGCTGGCGTTGGGCGAGGGGGCGATTGTCGACTTGGGACAGGGCGAGGAGCCGGTGATCGCCAACCCGGCGCGGCCCAATGCGCAGTTCGACCCGTTCTTCACGGCGGTGGTGAAAGAGATTGGCGCGGCGCTGGAACAACCGATGGAGGAGCTGCTGCTGCACTACAGCAGCAGCTACAGCGCGGCCCGTGCGGCGATGTTGCAGGCATGGCGCTTTTACAGCCTGCGCCGCTGGTGGCTGATCTGCGACTTCTGCCAGCCCAGCCGTGAACTGCTGATCGACGAAGCGGTGGCGCGTGGGCTGATCAAGTTGCCCGGCTACTCCGATCCGGCCAAACGCAAGGCGTACTGCCAGGCGATCTGGATCGGTCCGGCACGCGGCGCCATCGATGAACTGAAAGAGGCCAACGCCGCTGGCAAGCGCATCGAAATCGGCGTCAGCAATGAAACGCTGGAAACCGCCGCCATGACCGGCGAGCCGTGGCAGCAGGTGTACCGCCAGCGCGTGCGCGAAGTGGAACAGCGCCGTGCTGACGGCTTGCACGTTTTGCCCAAGGGGCGCGAGCAGGAATCGCCGCCGCCCAATAACCCCAACGAGGAATAACCATGCCCCGCGCATTTGAGCTGGCTGCCTCGCAGCCTTGGCTGATGCTGCCTGGCGCCCTGGACAACCTGCTGACCATTGCAGATCGGATGGGCGATCCGGCAGCGCTGGAAACCCGCACCGGCATGCGGCTGGATAACAGCCGCACCGTCAGTGTGCGCAATGGCGTGGCCATCATTCCGGTGGTTGGCCCAGTGTTTCGTTACGCCAATCTCTTTACCGAAATCAGCGGCGCGACCAGTACCCAGGTGCTAGCCACCGACCTGCAAACGGCGCTGGATGATCCCAAGGTCAGTGCAATCATCCTGAACATCGACAGCCCTGGCGGCGTAGCGGCTGGCATCAACGAGCTGGCCGACCAGATCCATTCGGCCCGTGATCGTAAACGCATTGTCGCCTACATCGGTGGCACTGGTGCCAGCGCGGCCTACTGGATCGCATCGGCAGCCAGCGAGATCGTTATCGACGAGACGGCCCTTGCCGGCAGCATCGGCGTCGTGGTCGAGGCAGTCGTCGGCGCTGATGAAGCCAACGGTCGCAAGCGCTACCAAATCGTCAGTCGCAATGCGCCCAACAAGCGAGTGGATCTGGCCACCGAAGAAGGTCGGGCCAAAGTCGGCGAGACAGTTGATGCCATGGGCGACGTGTTCGTGGCCAAGGTGGCCCGCAACCTGGGCGTGGATCCGGAGCGTGTCCCCGAGATGGGCGACTTCGGCGGTTTGCGTGTGGGCGCCGCCGCCGTTGACTCCGGCTTGGCCCACCGCCTTGGCTCACTCGAAACATTGATTACTGAACTGGCCAAACCGGCCGCAACCCAACCGAGGAAATACAACATGACCACCGTCAGCAGCACGGCGGAGTTGCGTGAGGCGCTGGCCGCCGGCACGGATCCGCAAACCATCGAGATCGCTCAAGCGAGTCAACCGGATCTTGAGAGTGTTCGCACCCAAAGCCGTGAGGAGGGTGCTACCGCCGAGCGACAGCGCATTACCGGCATCAACGCCATGGCCAGCAAGGGCTTCGAGACCGAGATCGCCGCCGCCATCAATGCCGGCACCTCGATCGAGGCCACCGCTCTGCAGCTGTTTAAGGCGGCCCAGGATCGCGGCATTTCCCTGAATGCGATCAAGGCCGATGGCACCGGTGCTTTGACTTCTACCCCACCTGGCAATGATGACCAAGGCGAACGCAAGGCCGTGGTCGGCGCCATCGTCGCAGGCGCTTCGCGCCGCTGATTGGAGAACCCTATGAGCAACCCAGAACGTCAAACCTACGTGCCGGATCAGCTGTCGGCAGGTTCCTTTCCCGTGATGATCGACACCGCCGTGATCGCAGCGGGCCAGAACCTCAAGCGAGGCGCTGTCGTGGGCCAGGTGAAAACCAGTGGCGAATACGTGCTGTGCACGTCCGCTGCCACGGATGGCTCCGAGGCGCCGAGGGCGATCCTCGACCAAGCCACCGACACCAGCCAAGGCGCCCAAGTGGCGCCGATCCGTCTGACCGGCGAAGTGCTGGGCAGCCAACTCACTCTCGGTGCGGGCCTCACCCTGGCGCAGGCGAAAGCCGCGCTGCGTGACCTGTGCCTGTTCATACGCTAAACCGGAGCTTCCGATGGATATTTTTGATACCCGCACCATGCTGGAAGCGGTCGAGCAGATGCCGACTGCGCGCCGCTTTCTGCTGAACACTTTCTTTAACGGCGGCAGCCCGGTGACGTTCCCCACCAAAACCGTGGACATCGACATCATCAAGGGCAAACGCAAGATGGCGCCGTTTGTTCACCCGCGCCTGCCAGGCAGCGTGTCGCTGCGTGACGGTTACCACACCGACAACTATACGCCGCCTTATATCCAGCCCAAGCGCGAGACCACCGCCGAACTGGTGCTCAAGCGTGCGGCCGGCGACAACCCGTTTTCGTCACGCACCCCGCTGGAACGCGCGGGGCAACTGCTGGGCAAGGATCTGCGTGATCTCGACGATGAGATCACCCGGCGCGAGGAGTGGATGTGCGCCCAAGCGCTGACCACCGGCAAGGTGCGGGTGGTGGGCGAAGGCGTGGACGACACCATCGACTTCCTGATGGCCAGCGACCACAAGATCAGCCTGGGCAGCGGTCAATGGGGCACTGCCGACAGCGACCCGATTGCCAACCTGCGTGGCTGGAAACGCAAGATCGCCAAGGACTCCGGGCGCACGGCCAATACCGTGGCCATGAGTGGCGAGGCACTGGACGCGTTCCAGTCCAACGAAACGGTGATGAAACAGCTCAACACTCGCCGCGTCGACATGGGCCTGATCAAGCCCGAAGAACTCCCGGACGGCGTGACCTACCTGGGCTACCTGAACGATCCGGGCGTCGACCTGTATGGCTATGACGAGTGGTACCTGGACGATGACGATGACGAGCAGCCGATGATTCCAGCGGGCGGCCTGATCCTCGGTTCCACCTCGACGCGCAACGCCATGCTCTACGGCGCCATCCAGGATCTGGAGGCGGTGGAGAGCGGTCTTGTCGAAGCCGCACGTTTCCCGAAAAGCTGGGTGACCCAAGAGCCGAGCGCCCGCTGGTTGAAGCTGCAGAGCGCCGCGTTGGCCGGCTTGCTGGAGCCGGATGCCTTCATCTACGCCAAGGTGGTGTGACATGGCCAAAAAAGACGAATTCCTCGTAATCGACGGTTGCGTGCAGGACGGGCGCACGGTGGTCATGAAAGGCGAGCCGTACAACCCGCCGAGCAAAGAGGTGGCAGACGCGCTGCTCGCCGAGGGGCGCATCGCCTCGATCAAGGATCCGCTCGCGCAACAGCTGCTGCGTCAAACTCAGGCCGTCACCGGTGATACCGACGACAGCTCTGACGACGGTACGTAACTGTGCGCTTTCGGGAGTTGAGCGACGACATGGACGCCCTGGTGCTGGATGGCCTGGGCGACATTGGGTTGGTCGACGGTCGTGAGATTGCCGGCTTCTTTTCGGCGCCCTGGCTGCAGCCGCGTATGGGGCGGATCAACACCGCGCTGCGGGAGCCGCAGTTCGAGATCCGCGTCAGCGATGTTGCGGGCATTGAGCCGGGACAGTTAGTGGTCATCGATTTGCCGGTACAGGATGGCGGTGGTGACTATGACCTGGTGAAGCTGGAACCGGACGGCACCGGTTGGGTGGCGTTGCTTTTGAGGGCCAAAGCATGAGCGTTGGGAGCTACTTCAAACCCTCGGCCGACGGCGGAATGATCTCCTTGCAGACCTCAACCGCGGATCTGCAGGCATTCCAGGACTTTGCCAAGTTGGTGCCGAAAGCCGCTGCCTCTGCCCAGCGACGGGCGATCAACAAAACGCTGGGGTGGCTGCGTACGCAAATCGCTCGCGCGGTGGGTCGGCAGGAACGGATCGCGGTCGCGGCGGTGCGTCAACGCCTGCGTAGTTACCCGGTCAGCGGTGGTGCCAACAGCGGCAAGTTGTGGTTCGGTCTCAACGCCATCGAGGCGAGCCGGATCGGCAATCCTCGGCAGGGTCAGTCCGGCGTATCGGTGGCGGGGCGCCGTTATCAGGGGGCCTTTTTCAAGAAGGTCTACGGCAACCGCGCGGACATCTGGATCCGCACGGCCAGCAAACATTTCAATGCCGACGACTACCCCGACAGCACCGTCAGTGCGCGAGGCGGGGCGAGTTCGGGCTGGATTGCCGAACACGACAGCCGTTTTCCGCTGGCCAAGGCCAAAGTCTCGCTGGAGCAGGCCCGGCCGCACTTCGAAAGCTGGGTGCGCAAGGCCGATGCACAGCTGCTGCACGTCCTGCAGCAGGAACTCAATTTCGAACTGCAGAAGTACCTGAAGGGGAAATGATGTGACGGATGAATCGGACGAACCATTCAGCCTTGAGCAACTGTACCAGGCCATCGAGCAACACATCCGGGCGCACTTGCCGGGCGTGCAGACGGTCGCTGTGTGGCCGAACATCGAAGACCGCGTTGCGTTGCCGGCGGTGTTCGTCGAGCTGGCGGAAATGGAGTCGGGGATTGATACGGCAACCGGCGAGACGGCACTGGCTTGCAAGTTCGAAGCGCGGGTGATCACCGACCCGATCCAACCGGATCACCACCAGCAGGCGGTGTTCCTCGCGGGGCAGCTTGCGGTGTTGCTGCGGATGCAGAGCTGGGGTGTGGCGGTGGAACCGTCCGAATTTGTCCAGGCTATGCAGGACTGGACCAAACCCGAACTGGATGGCTACACCGTCTGGGTGGTGGAGTGGACGCAGCAGATCTACCTGGGCGAAGCCCAGTGGCCATGGCCGGATCAGCCGCCGGGAACGCTGATGTTTGGTGTAGATCCGGATGCTGGATTGGCTAACAAGGACAAGTATTTTGCACCTGAGTCATTGTCATGAGTTATGCGTCCGCGCAGCACGACCGCATGCTTGCCGGCCTGGTCAAGGACTGCTACGTCGTCGCGGTGGATCTCGCCGCATCGCCGCCGGTGTGCCGGGTATCCGACGGGGAATGGGTCAGCGGCTGGGTGCGCTGGCACAGCGTCGCCGCCGGGAAGGCGCGGCATTGGCGGGCACCCAGCCTGAACGAGCAGGGCACCTTGATCAGTGCCAGCGGTGAGGTGGCACAAGGCACGTTCATTCCCGGGTTGTACGGCAACGGTGGTCCGCCACCGGACAATCGCGACCACGTTGAGATCTGGCGTTTTGACGATGGCGGTTCGCTGGTCTACGACTGGCAGGCCAAGAGCTACAGCATCATCCTGCCCAGCGGCACGGTCACGATCAAGGTCGGGGCCACCCAGGCCGAGGTGACGGACAGTGCCGTGACGGTGACGTCCAGCACGATCAACCTGGAGGCGAGCGTGAACATCAAGGGGCCGGTGAACATCGACGGCCCGTTGCACGCGACGCAGAACATCAGCAGCGACGGGGCAATTCTCGACACCGCTGGCAACAGCAACCATCACTCGCACTAACGACATTTTTTATCTCTGCCCGCCCTGTGCGGGCTTTTTCATATGGGGAGCAACCATGGCCAAATCTCAAGACGACTCGGCGGTGCAGGATCCAGTCATCGCCACCCGCTCAACACCGACGGCGTTGACCACGACCTTTCGCGACACCCTCTACACCTCCCGCACGCTGATTCTGCCGGATGATCGAACACTGGCCGTGGTGACGGGCGCTGTCTCGGTCAATACCTCGGATGATCTGGCGCTGAACTACCTCAAAGCCCACACCGAATTCGAGCTGCTCAAGGAGTAACCCCGATGATCGGAATGGATCGCCACACCGGGCAGCCCATCTCCGGCATTGAGCATTTACGTCAGTCCGTTGAAGACATCCTCAGCACGCCGCTGCTGAGTCGACGCGAGCGTCCGGAGTACGGCAGCAAGCTGCGGCGCATGGTCGACTTGCCGATCAACGAAGGCTGGAAAAGCGCCGCACAGGCTGAAGCCGCTCGGGCCTTGGGTTTGTGGGAGCCGCGCCTGAAACTGGAACGGTTGCGCGTGCTGTCCGTGCTGGGCGGGCAAATCAATATGAAGATCAGCGGCGAATACCTCGGTGTGCGCGGCACGTTGGAGGTGTGGGTATGAGTACCCTGGTGGATCTGTCGGAGTTGCCGGCACCGGAGGTGCTGGAGCCGCTGGATTTTGAAGTCGTCTACGACGAAGCGCTGCAGGTGTTCCGTGGACACATGGGCGATAACTGGACGGCCTCGCTGGAAAGCGACCCGGTCACCAAGCTGCTGGAGGTCGGCAGCTACATCAAGCTGGGCAACCGGGCACGGGTCAACGACGCGGCCAAGGCGCAGTATCTGGCCTATGCCATCAACGGCGATCTCGATCAGTTGGCGGCCAACGTCAACCTGAAGCGTCTGGTGATTCAGCCGGCGGATCCGCTAGCCGTGCCGCCGGTCGAGGCGATCCTGGAATCGCACGACGCACTGCGTGAGCGGGTGCAGCTGGCCTACGAAGGTTTAACCACCGCCGGGCCGCGCAACAGCTACATACTGCACGCCCGCAATGCATCGGCGCTAGTCGCCGATGCCACGGCGGAAAGCCCGGCGCCGGCTTGCGTCGATGTGACCGTGTTGGGCCTGGAGGGAGACGGCGAGGCCAGGCCCGAGCTGCTGACCCTGGTCGCCGCCGCCGTAAATGACGACGACGTGCGACCGGTCGGTGACCGTGTGACGGTGCGGGGCGCCGAGATCCTGCGCTACCGCATCGACGCGGTGCTGCACATGAAAGGTGCCGGCCCGGAAAACGATGCCGCGCTCGTCGAGGCGATCAAGCGTCTGGAGGCGTGGATCAACCCGCGTCGGCGGCTGGGGCTTGAGGTGGCCCGCTCCGGCGTCGATGCCCAGTTGCATGTCGCCGGTGTCGCCCGTGTGGAGCTTGCGGATTGGCAAGATCTGAAGCCGACCAAGGCGCAGGCGGCGTACTGCACCGGATACAGCGTCGTGCTGGGAGGTTGAAATGCGCAGTCTTTTACCGCTCAACAGCACCCCACTGGAGCGAGCCATTGAGGCGACGTTCGCTGAGCAGACCCTGATCCCGCTGCGCACGTTGTACAACCCCGACACCTGTCCGGTTCACCTGCTGCCACACCTGGCCTGGGCCTGGTCGGTGGACCGCTGGGATCCCAACTGGTCAGAGCCGGTCAAGCGGGCCGCGATCAAGGCCTCGTTCTACATCCATGCGCACAAGGGCACCATTGGCGCGCTGCGTCGGGTAGTCGAGCCGCTGGGTTACCTGATCGAAACCGTCGAGTGGTTCAACACGGTGCCGGAGGGTGTGCCGGGCACCTTCGCCCTGAAAGTCGGTGTTCTGGACACCGGGATCACCGAGGAAATGTATCAGGAGCTGGAGCGCCTGATCGACGATGCCAAACCCGTAAGCCGACATTTGATCGGGCTCGATATAACGCTGGAAACCCATTTAAACGCCTATGTCGGGTTCGCTGTGTATGACGGCGACGAGATCGACGTTTACCCCTGGAGCAATCCGGATGTTGACGTGGTGGTTCAGGGGCACCACGGCGTTAGCGAATACATCCTGGACGAATTGGACGTGTACCCCCATGGTTGATAAAAACTCTATTTTCGGCGGCATGCTCACGACTCAGGGGGCCGCCAAGAAAACCAACTGCGACGCGCTGGGTATCCCGTGGGAGCCGCGCTACATGCTAATCGGTGATGCGAACGGTACCGATCCGGTGCCTAGCCCATCACAGACCAAGCTGGTCAATCAGGTCTATCGAGCACAGCTCAATCAGTTGCGTGTCTCTCCCACCGACGACAACATTTTGATTGCCGAGCTGGTATTGCCGCCGGACGTGGGCGGCTGGTGGATTCGCGAACTGGCGCTGGAAGATAAGGACGGTGTGTTCTCAGCGGTAGCCAACGCAGCGCCAAGTTACAAGCCTTTGCTGGCTCAAGGGTCGGGGCGTAATCAGGTGGTGCGGATGCACATCATCACCAGCGGCACCGCGAATATTCAGTTGAAAATCGATCCCTCGGTAGTGCTGGCGACGCGTCAGTACGTCGATGAGACGGTTAACGGTCTGCTACCCGCCAACAAAGTCGCCGGGACCTATACCAAGGTCACGGTGAATGATCGCGGGGTGTTCGTGTCCGGGTCGAATCCAAACACGCTGGCGGGATTTGGCATCACCGACAGTTACACCAAGGCCGAGATCGAGGCGATGATTGCGCAGGCCTCGGCATTACCTGTCGGAGCCACCGTGGCGTTTCCCGCTGGGACAGCGGCGCCGGGGTTTCTTGAGCTGGATGGTAGTGTGAAAAGCATTGCGGTCTATCCGGATCTTGCGGCTTACCTCGGGACCACCTTCAACAAGGGTAATGAGGGCGTTGGTAACTTCCGTTTGCCCGAGTCGCGCGGTGAGTTCTTGCGGGGCTGGGACCATAACCGTGGTGTTGATCCTGGTCGTGCGATCGGCAGCTGGCAGGCCGATGACAACAAGGCTCACAATCACGCGACCACCTACGATGAGGTCGTCGATACATTTCAGTCAGGCACGGTTTCGCGCCTGTATGTTCAGCAATTCGGCTCAAACAATAACGTCGCAACCAATTCTTCAGGCGGGGCTGAGGCTCGCCCGCGCAACTTGGCGGTGATGTGGTGCATCAAGGCCTGGAACGCGCCGATCAATCAGGGAAGCATTGATATTGCTGCTTTGGAGCAGCGGGTCAGAAACAACGAGTACGGGCGCCTTTTAAGGACCATAGAGTTCACTGTAAATGGGACGTACATCCCGTCGTCGGAGATGAAATCGGTACGGGTGCGAATGGTCGGCGCGAGCGGTGGCAGCGGTGGCACCCCGGCCACATCATCAACGCAATACGCGCTTTCCGGCGGGACTGGTAGCGGTAGTTATGCCGAGGCACTGCTGACGGCTGCGCAGATTGGTGACAGTCAAGAAGTCCTCATCGGTGTGGCTGGCATTGCTGGAGCGCCCGGCGGAAATGGTGGCAATGGTGGTACCACGTCACTTGGCGCTCTCGTCTCTGCGCCTGGATCAGTCGGTGGTGCAGCTGGTACGGCGTTTGCGTCTACCAGTAGCTTCATAACAAGTGGTACTTCCGGTGGAGCCAGGCCAAGTGGTGCAAACCTGATTGCTCGTAGTGGAAGCAACGGTACGGGTCCCATAAATGTGGCATCGGGCACGCTTTCCGGCGCCGGTGGGGATTCTGAATTTGCAGCCGGCGGTGCAGTGGCTGGGCTTTCAGGAGCTGGCTATCCAGGAACAGGGCCGGGAGCTGGCTCAAGTGGGATAGCAACCCCTCCATCTACTGCTGCCAGATCGGGTGTCGCAGGTATGCCTGGGAAAATGCTGCTTGAGGAATACGCATAATGAAAAATTACGCACGTATTGATAGCGGAGTCGTGTTCGAGCTACTCAAAACAGCGGGCGATATTACTCGCATGTTCCACCCTGATCTTGTGTGGGTTGCTGTGCCAGATGACGTAAGTGTGGCTGTGGGTTGGACGGCGCTTCAGGAGGGTGACACATGGGTGTTCAGCGAGCCCATCGTGCCTGTCCGAACCATCGAAGAGCTAACGTCGCTCATCGCGTCGGAGCGCTTCCAGCGTGAGGGCCAGGGCATCGTCGTAAATGGCATGGGCATTGATACCTCTCGCGACAGCCAGTCGCTGATCGCCGGAACGGCTGTTTCGGCGCTGATGGATCCGGTCTATGTCTGCAACTTCAAAACAGTCTCGGGGTTCGTGGAGTTGGCAGCCTCGGGCATTCTGGAGGTCGCCACGGCTGTGCGTGCGCACGTACAGGCCTGCTTTGATCGCGAGCTGACATTGCTGCGCGCGATTGAAATGGGGAGCTACAGCGATGACATGCTGACCCAAGGTTGGCCGGATTCGTTGCCGTCGCCCGAGCCTGAGCCGGCCCCCGTAGAACCCCAATAAACGCCCCGCACTGACGGGGCGTTTTCTTTTCCGTTACGCGCAACACGAACAGCCCTCACGGCCTCGCTTATGCGGGGCCTTGTCGTTTATGGAGATAGAGCCTTATGAGTTTCTTTCACGGCGTCACGACCACGTCGGTCGATACCGGCGCACGCACCATCTCGTTACCGTCGTCCTCGATCATTGGACTGTGTGACACTTTCACCCCGGGCGTCATCGGTGGCGGCACGGCCAAGGCCGGCGAGCTAAAACTGATCACCACCGAACGCGAAGCCATCGCCGCCTTCGGCGCCGGTGCTGCGATCACCAAGGCCTGCCAGGCGATCTACAGCAAAGCCAAGGCGGTGATCGTCGCCATCGGCGTGCCCAAGCTGGAAGACGCCGCATTGCAAACCTCGGCGATCATCGGCGGGGTGTTGGCCTCGGGGCAGCGTACCGGCCTGCAGGCGTTGCTCGATGGCAAAAGCCTGTTCAACGCCCAACCGCGGCTGTTGATCGCGCCGGGGCATTCGGCCACACAAGCGGTGGCCGCCGCGCTCGATAGCCTGGCGCAGAAGCTGCGGGCCATCGGCATTATCGACGGACCCTGCACCACCGATGAGGCCGCCATGGCTTATGCCGATAACTTCGGCAGTCGAAACCTGTTCATGGTCGACCCGGGCGTGCAGTTCTGGGACACCGGCACCAGTGCCACGGTCGATGCGCCGGGCTCGGCCTGGACGGCGGGTCTGTTCGCCTGGACCGATGCGACCTACGGTTTTTGGGCGTCGCCGTCGAACAAGGAGTTTGTCGGCATCACCGGCACCACCCGCGCCGTCGAGTACCTGGACGGCGACGAAACCTGCCGGGCCAACCTGCTCAACAACGCCAAGATCACCACGATCATTCGCGACGACGGCTACCGCCTGTGGGGCAACCGCACGCTGTCCAGCGATCCGAAGTGGGCCTTTGTCACCCGGGTGCGCACGCTGTTCATCCTCATGGATGCGGTGCAGGCGGGTCACAAATGGGCGGTCGACCGCTCAATCACCAAGACCTACGTCAAGGACGTCACCGACGGCTTGGAGGCGTTCATGCGTGATCTGAAGAATCAGGGCGCGGTGATCAACTTCGAGGTGTATGCCGACCATGAGTTGAACACGGCCAGCCAGATCGAGCAGGGCAAGGTGTATTGGCGCATTCGCTTCACCGACGTACCGCCGGCCGAGAACCCGAATTTCCTTTTCGAAGTCACCAATGAATGGATGACCGAAGTGCTTGAAGCCGCCTAAGGAGGCCCCCTGATGATTCCTGAAGTTCTGTCCAACTGCGCCGGGTTTATCGACGGCGTGAGCTTTTCCGGCGAGATGCCGAGTCTCACCCTGCCCAAGGTGGTGCTGAAAACCGAAACCTACCGGGGCGGCGGCATGGCCGGCGAAATCGAGATTCCGACCGGGGTGGAAAAACTCGAAGCCGGGTTCACCACCAACGGCGTGCGCCGCGAGGCCTTGAAGTGGTTCGGTCTGTCCGACCGCACCGCGTGCAACGCCGTATTCCGGGGCTCGTTCAAGGGTCTCAAGGGCAGGGTCACCCCGGTCATTGTCACCATGCGCGGCGGCCTCAAAGAGGTCGACATGGGCGACTGGAAGGCCGGCGAAAAGGCCGAGAGCAAACACAACATGGCGCTGACCTATTACAAGCTCGAAGTCGATGGCCGATTGATCTACGAGATCGACATGGTGGGCATGGTGCTGGTGGTCGATGGCGTCGATCAACTCGCGGAAGAACGTTCGGCCCTGGGCCTCTAAGGAAAAAACACATGACTCAAGCAACTCAAGAAAAGCCACTGCCCAAGTGGCTGCAACTCACCGAAGACGGTTTCCGCATCACCCTCAAATACCCGACCGAACTGTCCGGCGTGCTGGTCGACAGCATGACCCTGCGCGCCCCCTGCGTACGCGATATCCGGGCCGCGCAGGCCACCTGCAACGGCGATGAGGAGAAACGCGAAATGTCGCTGTTTGCCTCGCTGACCCAGACCCCCGAGGCGGACCTGATGGCGCTCAAGCTGGTGGACTACATGCGCCTGCAGGCCGGCTATTTTCGTCTGGTCCAGGACGACGGCGTTTGATGCGACCACGTTGAAGGCGCTGGCCAAACGGGTGGCCAAAGAGACCGGGTTCTCGGCGGCCGAGATCGTGGTCATGCCCTTCAACGAGCTGGTGTGGTGGCTCACGGATTGAGCCACCTTTCATTTCTCCGACGCAGAGGGTGCGCACATGGCGAACAAAATGGCGCTCGGCTTTGTCATTGGCGGCGCCGTCGATTCGACGGTGGGCAAAGCGTTCAAGGACGTCGAAAGCAAGATCAAACATCTGGACGCGGTGGGCAGCAAAGCCCGGGTGTTGCAGAACACCATCGGCGATACGATCCGTCTGCGCGCGGAATGGCGCAAGGCGCACATGGCCGGCGCCGAAGGCGCGGACAAGCTGCTGAGCAAGCTCGAATCCAATCTCGAACTGCTGAAGAAACAAGGCATTGAGGTCGGCCGGCTCAACAAGGCCTACGCCGCGATGGGCCGGGTAGCAGCCGGGGCCGAATTGAAGGCGCTGGGGCACCGCCAGCTGGAGGCGGGGCGATCCGGCCTCAAGAGCAGTATCGGTCAGGCCGGAGCGCTGACGGCGGGGGTGGCCATTCCGACCAAGGTCAGCGCGGACTTCAGCGCGATTATCCGCGACATCTCGATCAAGGCCGGCATTGCTAACACCACGCAAGAGCAGGGCATGTCCCGCACGATCATCACCACGTCGCAGGACACGGGCATGGCGCGCAACCAGGTGGCCGAGGTGGTGAACGCCTTGGTCGGTGCCGGCATGGACCTGACCAAGGCCCTGGAGTACGCGCCGAAGGCGGCCAAGTTCGTCGTCGGCCAAGGGGCGGATGGCACCGAAACCGCAAAGATGATCAACGCCCTGGGGCAGAACGCCAAGATCACCGATCCGGCGATGATGCAGAAGGCGCTGGAGGCGATCGCCTTTCAGGGTCAGGCGGGCAGTTTCGAATCGGCGGACATGGCCCGCTGGTTTCCTGAGCTGCTGGCCAACATGGCCAACCTGAAGATCTACGGCATGGACGCGGTGACCCAGTTGGGGTCGATGCTGCAGGTGCAGATGAAGACCGCCGGCGGCGCCGATGAGGCGGCCAACAACCTGAAGAACTGGATGGGCAAGATCGGTTCGGGCGACACGGTGGAGGCATACAAGAAGGCCGGCATCGACTACCAGGCGTCGATGACCACCGGCCTGCAGAACGGCATGTCGACCCTGGAATCAAGCTTTGCTCTGGCGCAGAAGTACATCGCCGCCACCGACCCGAAGAAGGCCAAAGCGATGGCCGAGGCCACCGCCAGGATCAGTGAGGAGACCGATCCGGAAAAGGCCAAGGGCATGATCATCGCGCTCGAGGAGGCCCTGCGCACCGGTGACCTGTTTGCCGACATGCAGGTCAAGGCGGCCCTGACCGCGTACATGCAGAACAAGGATCTGTATAACCAGCTGAAAAAGGACTCGGCGGATGCCACCGGTATCCTCGACAAGAACCTGGCCGAGCGCCGGCAGACGTCCTCGCAAAAATGGGCCGAGATGGCCCAGAGCATGGACGACGGCATGCGCAGCATCGGCGACGCGTTAAGGCCGGTCACCGATGCGGTGGCCAACGGCATCACCAGCGTCGCCCGACGCCTCACAGCGCTCTCCGACGAAACCCCACGGCTAGTCACCGGCATTGGTACGGCCGTGGCCGGACTGATGGCCCTGAAGACGGCCGTTAGTGCCTTCAAGATAGGCAAGGGGCTGATGAACATTGGGCGCGGCACCTTGCTGGGCAACCCAAACATTCCGCAGAAGGTGATCGTCACCAACCTGCCAGCCGGTGCCGGCGGACTGGATGGCGGGATGGACGGCGATGGCAAATCGAAGACGTCCGGCAAACCCGGCGCACGCGGCGGGCGTGGTGCCAAAGTCCTCAGCGGCATGAAAGGCCCAGCCGTACTTGCGGTAGCCGATGCCGGCTACAAGGCGTGGGACACCTACCAAAATGCGGAGACTCAGGACGAAAAGGCCGAGGGCTACGGACAAGCCGCCGGTGGACTGGCCGGCACGCTGGCCGGGGCAGCCGCCGGTGCCGCCATCGGTACGGCGGTACCGATCATTGGCAACATCGTCGGCGGATTGATTGGCGGTTATCTCGGTTACATGGGCGGTGATGCCCTCGGCGGTTCCTTGGGCAAATCGATGTTCGGCACGGACGATTCGCTAAAGACCGTGCCCGCAGCCGGGCCGCTGATGATGACCAACGCCGGGCAGAACCTGCCGCCGGTGATGGGCAACATTGCCCGCTCGTTTGCGCCGGCGGCTGCCAGTGGCCCACGCAGTCCCGGTGTGCCGGTGTCGCCAAAGCCCTCGACCGGGCAAAGCCTATTGCCGGAGCGGGACGCCGACGGCGCTGCATTGGGCGACGTGACGCGATCCCTGACCGTTCCGGCGGCGCCCAGTGTGCCGGCATTGTTGGCCCCGGTGCCGGTCGCGACCAAGAGCGAACCACCGAAGATCGAGCAGCGGGTCGAGATCCAGGCCCCATTGAGCATCACCGTGCAAGGCGACGTGAAAGATCCGGCGCAATTGGCGCGCGAGCTGCGGCCATTCATTGAACAGCAAATGCGCGATGCCACGCAGCAGCTGCAGAACCGCAAGCTGTACGACGAGCCGCATGTCTAACGAGGAGGGCTTATGGCCTACATGGAACAGCTGCAGGCGGGCCTGAAAAATCTGGCGGCGGCGGGGGAGATAGGGCGTCGCAGCCTGGACGGCATGATGGGGCCGGTCAACGGCGCCATCAGTGAAATCAGCGGCGTGGCCTCGGAGCTGGAGGGCTTGCCAATCGTGGGCCCGGCGGTTAGTCAGAAACTGCAACGGGTCATGCGCGGTGTCAACGCCGCGCAGGCCAAAGTGGGGCAGGTGGTGGCCACGTACAACAAAGCCACGCGGGCCGTGTCGCAGATCGATGAACGCATGGGGCAGCTGAAAGAGCAGGCCGCGCGGGCGTCCACCGCGATCAACAAGATTGCCGGCAAGGTCAGCCCCTCGCTGGCCAACATCGTGCCCACCGGTTCGCTGGCCGGAGATGCCACGCCATTGCCGGAGGCGGTCACGCCGTTTCCGCACTTGCTGATCATCCAGCCGCAGGATCCGAAGGCACAGCCTTACTACTTCAACCTGGACACCGCCGCCTTTGACGAACTGCGGCGTTCGACGGAGTTTCGTTGGGCGTCCCAGGAGCGCCTGAGTCGGCGACCGGCGCAGCAAGCGGTCGGCATGGGCGAAGAGAAGATCACCCTTAAGGGCGCGATCTTTCCCGGGTTCAAGGGTGGGCTCAAACAACTGGACACCTTGCGCAGCCTTGGTGCGCAGTTGAAACCCCTGACCCTGACCACCGGTTATGGCGACGTGCTGGGCACCTGGTGCCTGAAGAACGTCGAAGAAGAACAGAGCGCGCTGCTGCAGGGCGGGATCCCGCGCAAGCAAGCGTTCACCTTGGAGTTTGCACGCTATGGCGACGACCTGCAGAACGTCTGACGGGGATCTGCTCGATACCCTGTGCTACCACGCCTATGGGCATCTGGGCGGCACCGTCGAGGCGGTGCTGGATGCCAACCAGGGGCTGGCCGATGAGCCGCAACCGTATCGTGCCGGTATTGTCATCGAACTGCCGGATTTTCTCAGTACGACACAAGAGGGTATAGCGCTTTGGAGTTGATGAACTATAGTCATGGTGTAGCCGCTTCACTCCCCTTCAAAACCCGCCTCGTGCGGGTTTTTTTATGGAAAAAATAAATGACTCCCGCCTTTCGCGTCGTCGCCAATGGCGCCGACATCACGGCCCTGATCAATGATCGGCTGCTGCAACTGAAAACCACTGACAAGACCGGCATGGAGTCCGACGAGTTCGAGCTGCGCATCGATGACCGTGACGGCGCCGTGGCCCTACCGCCGCGCGGGGCCGGCATCGAGATCTATCTGGGCTACGCCGGAACGTCGTTGACCCGCATCGGGCGCTACGTCGTCGATGATGTGGATTTCTCCGGGCCGCCAGACACCCTGGTGATTACCGGCAAGGCCAGCGACATGCGTGGCAGTGGCAAGACCACGCGTAGCGGCAGCTGGGAAGACGTGCCCCTGTCGCGGATCGTCGGCGATGTCGCCGCGCGTAACGGCTGGCAGCCGGTGTGCCCGGTACAGACCAAGGTGCCCCGGGCTGATCAGCTCAACGAGTCTGATTTCAACTTCATCACCCGCCTGGCCAAGCAATACGACTGCACCGCCAAGGTGGCCGACGGCAAATTGTTGGTGATGCCTCGGCAGGCCGGGCAAAGCGCCTCGGGCAAGGCCTTTGGCGTGGTCGTGCTTCATCGCCGTGACGTCAGCCGCTTTCAGTTCCGACTGGGTGATCGCAACAGCCACAAAGCGGTGTCGACCAAGCACCAGGACAAGAAAAACGGAAAGCTCGCCGTCGTCACTCTGGACAACGACGACTCCCCCGACGGCCTGCCGCCGGTGCACACCGACCGTCACATCTACCCCAACAAGTCGGCAGCCGAACAAGCCGCCAAGGCTCGACTGGCGGCCTTCAATCGGTCGACGGCCGGGGTTCGTCTGGAAATGCCAGGACGCACTGACCTGTTTGCCGAGCGAATGATCGATGCCCAAGGCTTCAAGGTCGGCTTCGATGGCGAGTACCTGGTGGACTCGGTGGAGCAGGTTTACACCCAGGCTGGTTGGGGTACGACCATTGAGTGCAACGGTGGCAAGCAAGGCAAGGCGAAAGCCAAAGGCAAAAAGAAAAAGTCGGCGAAGGATCTGAAGGTCGTTCAGCTCAAGCAGTAGCGCCGCAACCCCCAATCCCCATGGAGACCCGCTATGTCACTGACAGAGCCACAGCTACAACGCATCATGCCCAACGCCCGCCGCCAAGCGGGCGTTTTTATGTCTGCCCTCAACGCGGCGATGGCCCATCGGCAGATCAACACGCCGAAGCGCCAGGCGGCGTTCCTGGCCCAAATCGGGCACGAGTCCGGCCAGCTGCAGTACATCCGCGAACTGGGCGGCGACCAGTACCTGAGCAAGTACGACACCGGCAATCTCGCGGCGAAGCTGGGCAATACCCCAAAAGTGGACGGTGACGGTCAGCGCTATCGCGGTCGCGGCCTGATCCAGATTACCGGCCGCAACAACTACTTGCGCTGCAGCCTGGCGCTGTTCGGCGATGAGCGCTTGCTGCGCACCCCGGAGCTGCTCGAGCTGCCGCAATGGGCCGCCGAGTCGGCCGCCTGGTTCTGGTGGGTGCGCGAGCTGAACGCGCTGGCGGATCGGGATGAATTCGAAGCGATCACCCGCAAGATCAACGGCGGCCTGAATGGCCTGGCGGATCGGCTGCAGTTGTGGGAGCGGGCGAGGGCAGTGTTATGCGTATCGTCGACTTGATCCCGGCGCCGTATCGGCTGCTGGCCATCGGCGTACTGCTGATCGTATTGGCCGGTGGATCTGCCGCGTTAGCGTGGCAGGTTCAGGGCTGGCGCTACGGTCGGCAGCTTGAACAACAAGCCCGCCTCCAGACTGAAACCCTTAACCAACTAACGCTGGCCGCTGCCGCGCAGCAACAGGCCGAGCAGGACAAACGTCTGGCCCTGGAGCAGCGGCTTGCAGCAAGTGAACAAACCCATTACCGAGCCCTGAGCGATGCCCAACGTGATCAAGGTCGCCTGCGCGACCGCCTTGCCACTGCTGATCTGCGCCTGTCAGTCCTACTCGACGCCACCGATGTCAGCGGTGGCCGTCCAGTGTCAGCCACCACCGCCACCGGCAGCGTGGTTCATGGCGCCACAAGAGCCCAACTTGACCCAGCGCATGCTCAACGAATTATCGGCATCACCGATGCCGGCGACCAA